AAATGCTTATTTTAAAGGAGACTATTTTCCTACTTTTGATTATACACAGATTAGACCTTATGGCGCACTTATAAAAACTTTTGGTGGAAAAGCAAGTGGTCCTGCTCCATTAAAGAAACTTCATTCTCAGATAAAAGATAATCTTGACAAACGTATTGGTAAAACTATTTCTGAAACTGATATCACTAATATCATGAATATGATAGGTGTATGTGTAGTTGCAGGAAACGTCAGACGTACTGCTCAAATATCTTTTGGTAATCCAAATAGTTCAGAATATTTAAAACTAAAAGACTATAGTTGGGATGATGATACTAAATCATATGTTGGCGCTAATGCAGAAAGAGCTGAATATGGTTGGGCTTCCAATAATAGTATTTTTGCTAATATTGGCATGGACTATACAAAAGTAGCTGAACAAACTGCTTTAAATGGAGAACCAGGTTATGCATGGTTGGAAAATATGCGTCAATTTGGTAGAATGGGAAAATCAATGAATGATCCTAAATATGGAAAAGACCTTAAAGCAAAAGGTGGAAATCCATGTTTGGAGCAAACATTAGAATCATATGAAATGTGTTGTTTAGTAGAAACATTTCCAACTAAGCATGAAAGTAAATATGATTTTCAAAGAACATTAAAGTTTGCATATTTATATGCAAAAACTGTAACACTAGGGACTACACATTGGACTGAAACCAATAGAGTACAACTTAGAAATAGAAGAATTGGTGCTTCAATTAGTGGTGTAACTCAATTCCTAGAAACAGAAGGAATTGATACATTAAAAAAATGGCTAAATACTGGATATACTGTATTACAAAGATATGACAATCTATATAGTGACTGGTTAGCTGTACCAAGAAGTATTAAAACAACTTCTATTAAACCGTCAGGAACAGTATCATTACTACCTGGTGTAACTCCAGGTATGCATTATCCTGAAAGTAATTATTACATAAGGAGAATGCGTATATCTACAAAATCTGATTTATTGGAAAATATAAAAGAAGCTGGTTATCATATAGAACCAGATGTAAATGATCCAGAAAATACAGCAGTAGTAGAAATACCTGTACATATACCAAAGGTAAGAACTGTGTCAGAAGTAAGCATATGGGAACAACTCTCATTAGCTGCTTTCCTACAAGAACATTGGGCTGATAATCAAGTATCATGTACTATTACTTTTTCTGAGAAAGAAAAACACCAAATCAAACATGCATTAGACTACTTTCAATATAAACTAAAAGGCGTAAGCTTTTTACCTAAATTAGAGAAAGCTAGTTATGCACAAATGCCGTATGAAGAAATAACAGAAGATACCTATAAACAACTTTCAAAAAATATCAAAACTCTGAAAGTAAAAGGAATTGGTGAAGAATCTAAACCAGAACAGTATTGTGATACAGATACTTGTACAATTTAACCCAAATATTAACATTCACAACAAAGGGGTACTTTACAGTGCCCCTTTTTTAATCAAAAAAATTAATCAAATGAAACTAATAAAACCGTATTTTGAAATAGAACCCTTCAATGCATCTTTAATGATGCGTAACATTGAAAAAGCTGGAAGAACTTGTTATAAATCAGAAGATAAAATAACAAACGATTCAGCAGATAAATTTGTTGAAATGTTACTTTCAAAAGGACATGAATCAGTAATTGAACATGAAAAGATTACTGTACGTATTATCTGTGATAGAGGTGTTTCTCATGAATTAGTAAGACACAGAATTGCATCTTTTTCTCAAGAAAGTACAAGATACTGTAATTATTCTAAAGATAAATATGATAATGAAATAATATTCATTATACCACCATGGTTGAATTTAAAACAAGGTAAATATACATGTTCTGAACTAATTAGTACAGATAGAGATGTTTGGTTACGGAATATGAAAGATAGTGAACTTGATTATATGTATTTAACACAAGTACATGGATGGTCTGCTCAAAAAGCACGTAGTGTTCTACCAAATGCTCTTAAAACAGAAATAGTAATAACAGCAAATCTACGTGAATGGAGAGAAATCTTTAGACAAAGGACAGCTTCTGCTGCTCATCCTCAAATAAGAGAAATAATGATTCCATTATTGGAAACATTACAAAAAAGATTACCAATAATTTTTAACATCTAATCAAATGATACACAAAAGAACACACCTGAAAATCTTTTATGACGAATTATGGGCAGAACATATTCGTTTATCAACTGGTAAAATAATAAAACCTTTTAAAGATAGACATGCTTTTGGGCAATATCAATTAGATCAAGGTTTTAAATCAGTAAAACCAGAGATTTTCAAAACTCTTGATAACTACTTTGAAGAAGTTTATGGTAAAATAGTAAAAACAATTGATTTAATCACATTAGCAGACAATAGAATGATGCAAGGTGATTATAGATATGGTAGTATTTTATCTGAACAACACGTCAAATACAATGTAGAAAAAGAGTTTAATCGGAGAAAAAAGATAGCTTATGCAACAAAAAATTTAGAGTATGTAATAGACGCATACAACATGCTAAGAATCGAAACTTTTAAAAGAAATGGATTATTAGCACCTATGTTTGCAGATTTCAGATCTTTGTTAAGATCAAGCTATATACAAAATTGGGAACTAATATCAATAGATGATGGAATACACGCAGAAGAAAACTAATAATCAAGTAATAGATATTATTACCAGGTATACAAACAGATCTATTGCCCAAACTAAATTTTTACTAAAATTATTAAATGGAGACATAAATAAATTAGTAGAAATGGAAAGTAAGATTAAAAATCTTCACTTATCCTATTGTCCTGGTACAAAAAAAGAGTGTGAGGATATCTTAAAAATGAAAGATCCTGACTATAACTGGTTCCTCATGCCTGAAATCAAAGTAATTAATCAAAAAAAAACATTATGGGAAAAAATAAAATGGAATTTAATCAAGACATATTCTTGGATCTTATCTATTATATCAGACAAAATCAAAAGATTCCTAGTGTTGATTACATTAAGAAACACTATGATCTTTCTGATCGTACAGCAAACGCTTATAGATTTACTGTTTCTAATCAAATAGATTTAAAACGTTTGTTAACTAATGTTGAAAAACAAACACGTGATACAACTGCTGAAAAGAAAATTATGTTACATGAGATTAAAATCTTAGAGAAACGTAACGATGAATTACAAGCTCGATTAGACTTTTTGGAAGCAGTTGATATCTGGGATACATATGAGTCATCAAAACTTATAATTCCAACACCAAATAAGAAAGAAGAATTTACAGCAATTTCTACTTTATCTGATACACATATTGATGAAATAGTAGAACCATCTACTGTTAATTATTTAAATGAATATAATCCTACTATTGCTGAGGAGAGAGTAAAAAGATATTTCACCAGATTACTATTTGTAGTAAATAGATATCGAACAAGTGGACTAAAAATCAAACATTTAGTTCTAGGAATTCTTGGAGATATGATTAGCGGTTATATTCATGAAGAGTTGATGGAAAACAATTCAATGTCTCCTACTGAAGCTACTATTTTTGCACAAAACTTAATAATAAATGGGATTAAATTCTTATCAGAAAATGGAGAATTTGATTCTATTAAAGTTATTATGACTAGAGGTAATCATGGTAGAAATTCTAAAAAGAAAAAATATTCAACTGGATATAAAAATTCATATGAATGGATGATGTATACCCAAATTCAAAAAGCATTTAAAGAAATTCTTAAAGGATACAATAATGTTGAATTTAGAATTCCTACATCAGAATATGCTTATGCTGATATATATCATACAGTTAACAGTTTTAGTCATGGTGATCATTTTAATTACCGTGGTGGAGTTGGTGGTGTAATGGTACCAATGATGAATTGGCTATACAAACAAAATAAAGTTATACCTGCTGATAAAAGATGGATTGGACACTGGCATCAATATGTATCATTACCAAATGGTAACATTAATGGTTCTGGTATTGGATATAATGCTTTTGCTATGGGTGTAAATGCTCAACCAGAAGTACCTAAAATGCAATTTCAACTTGTAAGTAGTATAAAAGGATACACTGCAAATGAACCTATTTATTTACTTGACTTTTAAATAAAATCAAATGGAATTATTATCAAACAACCAAAAGAAATCTCTCTATCGTAAACAAAAAATATTATTAGGGAGACTTGAAGAGATTGAGATGGCAAGACCATATCTTGATCCTAGTCATTACAAAAAAAGACTCAATACTTTAAATCGTGAATTGGAAAAAGTTAAAAAGGAATACTTTTTACAATCTGGTATTATAGAAACAAAACCAAAATACGATTTTGAAATTGAGCAGTATATACTGTGTCATGACTAAACAACAAAAACTTGAAAAAGCTAGTCGGTTACTCTATTATAAACAGTATAATTATAATCCATCTATAGAGGAGATTATACAAGGTTTATCATATGAGTACCGCACTGCTTTTTGTCGTAAACAACTAACACCAAATGCATGGTGTACAGAATGGCAAATGTGGAAAGAAGGCAAATGGGGTACAGCATTTGGTTATTTAACAAAAGAAGAATTAATGGAAAACATTAAAAAACGAAATGTTAGAGTTAAAAATGTAATAACTAGTTCAGATCTAAAAAAGATACTAGAAGAAGTACCTTTAGTATTTGAATTAGATGATTTAACTTTAACTGTAGTTGGCCGTAAACGGAGTTTAACACCATTGTTATATATAAATGGTGTCAACGAAGAAGTATTACGTGCATATCCTAATACTAAATTATATAAGAAATGGTTTAGTAATAAAATGGGAGTGAAACGAGTAGAAGCTGAACTAGGTCATTTACTGTTTAAAACTGAAGTGAGACCTTTAAATAATACCTTGTATAAATACTTAAAATGTAGTTATACAAAACCAATAGAAAACCTTGATGTAATAACTCAAAATTTCATTAAACAAGCTAAGACAGATAAAAAAGTACCTGAATCAGCAAAGACTTCGATTGAATCAGAGACAAAGCTTGGTCATATCACTTATGGTAAAATCAAAGAAATAAAACCTAAGCAATATCTTAGGTTACATAAGACCAAACAAGTAATGGGTGTTAACAAACATCACAAAAAGGTTAAATCCTGGTCGAAAGAAGCACAAGTAAACCTTGATGCTTTTAATGCAAAAAAAGAATTACAAAAAAAGAAAAGTAAGTCGAAACATAATCCTGAAAAACTCGTATGTATAACTCGTAAAGAGGAGTACAAAAAGGTTAAACGTAAGGATTTGGGGAAGCATTTAAAAGATGGTTGGAAAACCACCTCTAAGAGCTCATATAAGAGCCATATAGGCATTATCTCTGGTGAATCGACACCTAACCCACCTCAAGGCTTACTAAGAGCTCAGAGACGCTATAAAGAGCCTAAAAAAGGCAAAGGGTTTCCTAATGCTACTATCCAAAAAGTTCATAAAATAATGAACAGTGAAGGAAAACTAGTAGGGATAAAAACTGATAGAGTAGATTCAAAAGGATTTCTATTAGATGATAAAGGAAACAAAATGTATGAGACAATAACTCGTACCAAACGAATACCTATCTATAAAATGGATAGATATAATCATGACTCCAAAGTTCCTCCTCGTAGGAAGTTTGTAGAAATGAAAGAAGTAGATTATAGTTATAAAAGACCTATTAGATTAAAAGTTCATACTATAACTACACGTAAAAAATGATCGAGTGAGGATACCGATTATTCAGAGAAGTAAGGGTTTAACTGCCCTTACTTTTTTAACTTAAAAATAAATAATATGGTTTGGATATATGATTTAGAAACATATATGAACCTATTTACTGCAACATTTAAGAATATAAAAACCCAAGAAGTCAAAGTCTTTGTACTATCAGAAGATAGATTTGATTTAGATGCATTATATGTATTTATTGATGATAAAAAGAAATGGCTAGTAGGTTATAATTCATATAATTTTGATAATCAAATACTAAATTACATATATAGAAAATATAATGAAGTTAGTGCATTAGAAATGACTACTAGTTTTATTATGGATATATATAATTTAGCAAAAACTTTGATTAACAGTGACGTATATGAATTTAAGTACGGTCTACCATTTCAATGGTTAGATTTAATGAAGATTGGTTTTTATAGGAAATCTCTTAAATTAATAGGAGTATCACTTAAATGGCCAAAGTTACAAGATCTACCAATAGATTGGGATAGATTAATTAAAAAAGAAGAGATTCAAATTATATTAGACTATAACTTGAATGATGTATTAATAACTGAACAGTTATTCTACCACTTAGAAGATAATATTAAACTTAGGTTTAATATAGCTAAACGTTATGGAGTTAATGTATTTAGTGAATCTGACAGTGGTGTAGCAAATAGGTTATTAGAAAAGTTTTACTCAGAAACTACTGGACTCGCTGTTAAAGATTTCAGAGACATGCGAACAGAAAGAGACTTTATACGTTTCGACTGGGTTGTATTTGATGAAGTAAATTTTCAAACAAATACTTTAGATACTGTATTAGAAGAAGTTAAAAACTTTGTATACTATAAAAATAGACCATTCTTTTCTAAGAAGATTAAGTTTGATGGAGTCTATTATAAAATGGGTGTAGGTGGATTACATTCTGTTGATGAAGGTGCTATGTTTGAAGAAACGGATAAAGAATATTTAATCGACGCTGACATAGGATCAATGTATCCAGCAACTTTCATCAATTATCAACTAACACCTGCTCATTTAGGTAATAAGTTTTTAAAGAATTATACAGATTTAAGAAATGAAAGAATTGTAGCCAAGAGGAATAAAGATATGACACCTGCAGAAGGTCTAAAGATTGTATTAAATTCAAGTATAGGTAAAACCTTAAATAAAAATCATTGGTTATATGATCCATTAGTTAACTTAAAAGTAACAGTAAATGGACAATTATTTCTACTAATGTTAATTGAAAGATTATCATTAAAAGGATTTAAAACAATATCTGCAAATACAGATGGTATTACTGTAATTGTACCTAAAGACAAAGAAGATCTTTATTATAAAATATGTAAAAATTGGGAAAAAGATACTAGGTATGAATTAGAGTATGCATATTACAAACTATATGCTAGGCGTGATGTAAATAATTACATTGCAATAAAGACAAATAATGAAATTAAAACCAAAGGTATATTTATAAGTGATTTACCAAAAAGGTTTTCTAACATGACCGATCCTTTAAATAAAGGTTGGGATAAACCAATAGTATCTAAAGCATTACATGATTTCTTCACAGAAGGAGTACCAATTAAAGATACTATTACTAATTGTAAAGATATACATCAATTTTGTATAGCTAAGAAAACAGGTGATGATTTTGCAAATGAATACCATAAAATAGAAGATGGGCAGTATACAATAGAAAAATTACAAAATTCTGTTAGATATTATATATCTACTATTGGTGGTACTTTATTAAAACGTAAAGAAAATGGGGAAGTAACTAATTATGAATCTAAATATAGAGTGACAATATTCAACAACTACATAGAAAAAGATATTAAAGATTACAATATTAACTATACGTACTATATAAATAGTGCTCAAAAAGTTTTAGATGAAATTATTAATCCTCAATTAAGTTTGTTTTAACATGCAATATCAATTCAATTTTCAAAATATCTCAAAGTCAATACCAAAAAATATAACTTTAGAGAGAATACTTCAAGAAATTGAAGTACAAAGGAATTTGGACTTTATAGAAAAAGTTCAACGTCCTTCAAATAAAACAATAAGATTGGCTAAAGAATTAGCCAAACAACACGCTCCTATGATGTTAGATCATAATGACACTGTAAGGAGTATAATGAATAGGTCAGATATCAGTGACACAAAAATTGAAAAAGTTAAGAGTTTCAAAAAAATTCTTTTCAGAACAATTATTATTGATGTTAAGCCTATGCAAGATAGATATATTATTAAAACTAAGAAGGTAAGAATACGTTAACATATCTATCATCGTATCTAATTTCTGTTACCTCAATAAAGGTGAACACTATGATATTAGAAATAGATACTAAGTTTTTAATAAATAATAATATCAGTGCACACCAGTACCTGATATTATTTTATATCAGTAAAGGAGAGTATGATGCTCTAAAGGCATATTTAAATAAGAGTGATACTTTTATTAATCTTCATGAAGATACAAGAATACTTTTTAATGCTGGTTTTTTGATAAAGCCCTTAAGCGATAACATAACCTTCAGACAATTAAAGCCGTCTCCTAAATTTATCCAAGAGATAACATATACTGGAGATCCGTTTGATGAATTTTATCATCTCTTTCCTACTAAAGCATTGAGACCAGACGGAAACTACGATTATTTAAGAGTAGATCGCAACAGATGTAGGAAGCTTTATCACAACATTGTAAAGGTAAATAAATTAATGCATAAACATATTATGCAGTGCTTAAAACTCGAAATAGAAGACAGAGATGCTAATGGAAAGATGTCTTATATGAAAAGAATGTCAACCTGGCTCACCTCCGAGGCTTGGAAGGTTTACGAAGAAAGACTAAATGATAGTGTCACCAGCGGTGATGCTTCTACTCAGAAAGGAGGAGGATATGGCACAGAAATCGAGTAAAATTTTACCTTATAAACATATTAAAGAGCCAACTGACGAGGTACTTCAGTACATTGACAACAGACGAAAGGGAGTTGTTAAGTCTTTACGGACTCGTTGGTCAAAGTTCAACCGCCAATGTATGGGTGGTATTGAACCAAATACTATTTACACCATAGCTGGTATAAGTGGTAGTGGGAAATCAAGTTTTGTCAATAGTTTAGAAACAGATTTATTTGACCTAAACTATGATCAAAAATTTATTGTATTATCATTTAATTTTGAAATGCTTGCCTACAAGCAAGTAGGTCGTAAATTATCATATAGAACTAAGAAGACAACTTCTGAACTCTATACTAGTGATAATGATGTAGAAACAGTAAATGACAATGACTTTGAAATTCTACAAAAACATTCAGAACGACTCAAGAAGTACCCTATCTATTATGTAGATCGCCCAGGTACTATTGAGGAAATACATCACACAATTGAGTATTGGCAGAAATTTGCACAACAAGGTGACAAATGGTTAGTCGTAATACTTGATCATACACTACTAACTCGTGGTGCAGCAGGTAAATCAGAAAGGGAAGCCTTGTATGATTTACAGAGAGTATTCATGGAAACTAAGAAAAATGGTATGACTACCATTATTCAAATTAGTCAAATGAATAGAGATATAGAGTCAGTAGAAAGAATAAACAATAGATCTATGCATTATCCAATGCGTAGAGATTTGTTTGGAAGTGATAGTGTATTTCAAGCCTCTGATTACGTAATTGTTCTCCATAGACCTGAAACACTTGGAATAGCAGATCCTGAAGAGGATATGACTAATCCCAGTAGTGGATATGGTCCGAAAAGATTACCTGTCAAGGATCGTATTTACATTCATTTTTTGAAAGTGCGAGAAGGAGAACCAAAAATTCTTAGTTTCTTCAATAATCTCAAATATAATTCAATTGAAGAGACTACTATTGTTAAATAAATTTCCATAGATTAAAAGAAATATCATGAATATATTTTTAGATCAACAAGAACAGTCCACAGAATCAAGAAGGTCAGTAATCATCAATTCTTGTCGCAACCAAGAAACCAACGTACCCGCAACTGTCATTTATAATGATGATGAAATAGGGTTATCTTTAATTCGTTTAATGATGCTTATTGAACAAGAAGGGTTGAAAGAAAGACATCCCTTTTTTAGAGCAAAAGCTTTGAAAAACATAGAACCTGGTGACTTTATTATCTTTGGTGAAAAATCAACCAGAGATGAAGAATTTGACTTTCAAGTAGTCAAAGACCCAGAATATGTAATGAATCTTGATGCTCGTAGGTTTAAAACAGTATACAGTCTTAAGGCTGATCTGAGTGACCTAGTGGATCGTTTGACTAAAACAAAAGCTAAAAAGAACCCTATAGTGCAATTGCGTAAAGCTCTTCGTAAAGAGCCTGAAACAACACAAGTTAAAATCACTGCAAATGTGAAGATAAATGAAGTTTCAAATATGCATTATCAACCTGAGAAGGTTACGATTTTCGCTAATTGGGTAAAGATTGGTTTCCATCAGTACACTATTACTAAGACATACATGGGTGATTATATCACACTTGAATCTGGTAAAAGACTTTATATCGCAGAAGATACTCTGGGACGTAAAGTACTGGTAGAATAGAGAACTATAAGAAAGAATATGGGATGCGGGTGGAACGAATTAACAATCACGTTTAAGTCCAATTAAACAGATTGACTACCGAGGGATTACTCCCCGAGAGCAATATCGGTTATTTAATTCCCCGTATTCTTTTTATTATATTGTTTAACATTAAAAGTTAATGAACACATGACTAAAATTAAGTCATATCAGTTTGCATTAGTAGGCTCACCTGGACGAGGTAAAACTATGTCCTTTAGGAATATGAATCCAGAAACAACTGGTTTTATAAATGCTGAAAACAAACCATTGCCGTTCATTAACAAGTTCAAACATTATAGTGCTCCAAATAATTGGCAAGAATGTTACCAAATGCTAATCGAGTTTGCAAAAAAAGACACTATTAAATATGTTGTGCTTGACAGTTTATCGGCATACATGGATAGTTTACTAAAAACTGCATACGATACAAAAAGAGGTTTTGACATTTGGAACTTTTTTAATGAAGAAGTAGGAAAACTTATGTACGTTATTAAAAATTATCCTAAGCATTTAGTTGTATCTGCTCACAATGAGTGGGTTGAAACTGAAAACGGTGCAAGGGAAAAAAGAATAATGGTACCAGGGGGTAAATGGAAAGGTATGATTGAAAAAGATTTTACCATAGTTACTTATACTGATTTACTAATGGTAGATGAGAAACGTAAGTATATAATTCAATTAAATTCGAATGGTGAAACATCAGCTAAAACACCACCTATGTTCCTAGACAATCCAGAAGATATGGGAGTTGAACAAATTCCTAATGATTTTATGGAATTCATTAAAAGAGTAGATAAAGTATTAAATAACTAAAAGGAGTACAAATGTATAACGTAAATAAAGAAATTAAATCAGAAGGAAATGGCCTTAATTATTTAGATGTTGGAATTCATGATGATGTTGAAATGACATCAGTAGAATTTAAACAAAGTGATAAAGGTAATAAATTCCTTGTCTTCACTTTTGAAAAAGATAAAAAAGTAGTAACTCACACAGAGTGGGAACCAAAGGATCAAGATCCTGAAAAATTAGAAGAAAAAACTATTAACCAAATAAAAAGAGTTAAGCATATTGTTACAAAGTATATACCTGAAGAACAATATGAGTTTAATGTATCTAATTTTGAAGAGTTCTGTAATAAAACTATTGCTTTACTTGGTAGCAAATATCAAGGTAAAAAAGTAAGGATTAAGATTGTTTATAATTATAGTAATTATACAACCTTACCTAATTATGTACCATTCATTGAAAAAATGGAAGTACCTAAAGAAGATAGTCGGTTAGAAATTTCTTCTATTGATAAAATGAAGAAAGATCTACCTGATACTGAAGTAAAACTTGAATCTAATCCGTTTGATACGGATCAAGATACCAGCTCGGCAGACCTTCCTGAAAGTGAAAGTAAGGAAGAGAAAGACGATATGCCATTCTAAATAAAATCACAGCAATAATAGTAGGCGGTATATTGCCGCCTGCTGCTGTATAATTAAAGCCTATGTACAATACTACGAAAGTAACAGATTATATTACGCTAGATAAGATACTTAAAAAAGTTGATGAATTAGCAATATATAATTACTATTCAGATGAAGTGTTAAGTATAGGTAAACCTATTAAATCTCCTCTACGGAGAGATAATAATCCATCTTTTGCTCTGTATGTATCAAAAAATGGTAAAATTATGTGGAAAGATTTCTCTACTGGTGACAGTGGGGATGTTATTAAGTTTGTAAAATGGAAGCTCCACACTGATTACAAACATGCCTTAAAATATATATGGAGAGATTTAATTGCAGAACCAATAGGTAAATTTAATATAGTAGAATACAAACGTCCTAACTACGTAAGTAGAACAGAAATAGGAATTAAACGAAAGTATTTTAGTAAAACAGATGATAACTACTGGGGACAATATGGTTTAGATAGACGTATCTTAAAACGATATAAAGTAACTCCAATACATAACTTTTGGATAAATGAAGTTAAACAATCGTTTAGCTATGATGAAAAAAGTCCAATGTATGCTTATAGAATATTTAATAAATTTAAAATCTATAGGCCTATGTCTAAGACAAAGAAAGACAAATGGAGAACTAACTGCAATAGTTATGACATACAAGGTTATGAACAACTACCAGAAACTGGTAGACTACTAATTATAACCAAATCT